TTATCACAAGTGCCGTCAACAAGTAGTTTATGGGTTAAGTCCATACCACAACCCCACAAGGATAATAATTGAATTTCTATAAGATAATTGCATTTTATAACTCCTTTTTAAATTATTAGTTAAAGTCTGTTTTTTACAAAGAAAGGTCGCAGGTTTTCCCGTTGTAACTATTAATTGTAAATTTTGTTAGTTTTTAAATTAATGTTTTTGTTTTGTATTTTTAGAATACATTAGAATTTAATTGCTGTCAATAGATATTTTTAAATTATTTTATAAAAAAGCAAAATAATTTATGTTTTTATAAAATAAATTTTCAATTAATAAATGCAAATTATATGTTTTTTTACAATTTAAGGTATGTGAAAATACAAGGGTTATTCACCTTACTAACCCTATTTTTGATGTTACTCACCTACCTTAAATCTCTTATATTTATTATTATACATATATATATAAGATAGTAAGGTGAGTAAGGTGAGTATTATATATGTATATAAGAGAAAATAAAAAAAAATTATCACGCATACATACGCAGGGTAAAAGTTAATCACCTTACTCACTAAAAAAGCTGGAATACTTTGTGGGAACTATTATTGCGATATGGTGAGTATGTATATTTTAGTTACTCACCTTACTCACCTTACTCACCTTACTCACCAAAAATTGGAGAAAAATGAGTTTTTTGTTAATTTTGAGATGTTTGGGTATTAAAACATATTTAAATTTAAATTACAACAACTTTTTTTATTTATTTTGAAAATAATTTTGGTCTGTGTATCAAACGATCTTTTTGTAAAAGTAAGTTATTGATTTTCGAGGGTTTTATTTATTTTAAAAATTTAATAAAATAAATATTGACAAAAATAAAATCAATGTTATACTGAAATTACAAACAATTAATGAGGTTTACAATGCAAGAAGTTATAATAAATGATATTAAAATAGCGGAATTTGATAATATTACTATGTGTTTATATGTAGATACTAGAAATTTAAACAAGGAAGTTCAAACTGATAATGTATTAAATGATATTTATAATGAATTAAAAAGAATTGTACTTGGTTATAAAAACCAAGGTTGTGCAATAGTTTATGTTTATAATTAATGAGGGATTTATGAAAAAAAGATTTTTAAAATATACTAAAAATTTAGCTTACGATGATAGATATGTTTATTCATATGATTGTATAGTATCTGAAATAGATTTTGAAAACTGTACATTGTGGACTATGGGTTATTGGAGCGGTACAACTACTAAACATATTAATTACGCAGCAAAACAATTAGGTTTAGAAGTACATAGAGGGCATGCTAAAATAGATTTAATAAATAATTGGGGAGCTAGTTATGATTTACTAATTAGAAATGATTTTAAATATGCAAAATCAATAGAAAATATGTGTAGGAGGTAATACATTATGCAAATAGATATTAAAAATATTAAAAACGTTAGGAAAATATACCCAAATGGGGTTTTAAGAATCCGTGAGTGGAATAAGTACACAAAAAAAGGAGCTTTAGCGTATGTTGAAAAACTGGATGAATTTAGTTATAAGGTTTCATTACTCAACAAAGATGTTGAAACTACAGAATAACGAATTTTAACACATGTTTTAGAAGAATATATAATTTTTATAGGGAAACATACATAAAATATAAACTTACTTCTAAAACATATGTTAAAATCGTTTATTACAATTTTGTTCTAAATTTGACAAGTTAGTGATTTTGTTGTATATTACACATATTAAAGGGTTAATAATGAGGCTTAATCTTGCAACACTTTACAAAATTATATAAAAAGAACCAAAAAACGCTTGAAAAGAAGATTATTTATTTGTATAACTAAATAGACAAATAAAAAAAATCAGCTTCATCAGTTATTTGTTTAAATATCATCATTTAATTTCTTTTTGTATAAATTTAGGCTTGTGTTGCAAAAATCATTAAGCCTTTTTTTATACAAAGGAATTTAGTTATAAAACCATTATATAATCCAATACAAGGGCTTAATGGTAAAATACCTTTGGAAACTCTAATTTTAGTAGAACGAATAAAAGAACTAGAAGTATTGGTTGAACAATTAGCAACAGGTTTAAATAGACAACAATCTGAATTTGTAAATTTAAAAACATTTATAGGTTTTAATGAGTAAAATTAATCTATCTGAAACTCATATCAATAGTTACAAAACTAAAGATGATATCAAGTTTAAAAAAGTTTATGACGAATGGGATAGGATTAATTCCAATGCAAATAGACGTATCTTTCTTATCAATGATGATAATTATGAGAAGTTTAAAATAAGGCAAGTTGAACTTAAATATAAAAATCAACTTGAACATATTAACGATATAAAACAATATGGTTACATTGGTTGTGTAGGTCTAGCAGGTAAAATATGAGTAATATTATTGAAGAATTTGAACATGTCAAAAATAAAGATATTGAATATAAAAAATATAAGAATTTGTTAACAGGTGAAATTTATATAGATTATATAAAACTACCTAAGTTTATAGGTCTTCCAAAAGATTTTTTTAATAATGCTTAATTTCAAGTTTGAACTTTTACAACTTCAAGGAGCTATCAAAAAACAACAATTGGAAATTGAAAAATTGCAAAATGATATGCAGAAATTATTAAATTCTAAAGTTAAAGTTACTAAACTTGTGAAAGAACAACAAAAAGAATTTAATAAGTTGGCAAAAGAAAATGAAAAATTGCGTGATGTAATATATCAAAAAGCAAAAAAGAAAGAATTATCTTGCATGCGGGAAGTTGAATTTACAGATGAGAATATTGAGAAAGTAAGAGAAATGGCTATTTGTATGACTAAAGAACAGATTGCTAGACGATTTAATATGTCTCTTACAACTTATATAAAGCGAGAAAAACAAATACCTAAATTAAGAGAAGCCTTTGAAGTAGGGCAAGGTACTTTCATGGAAGAAGTTAGTAGCATGTTTGTACAAAATATAAGATCAGGTTGTAAAACCAGTTTATTTTATTATCTAAATAACAAAATGAGAATGAAAGAAGATAGTGCTGGTGAAACACAGATCACTATTGCACAGGATTTCTTAACACAACCACTTAAAATTGTCGGTAATGGCAATTATGAAGATGAAATTTCTAATAAATATGCTAAAATCATGTCAATAACAGTTAAAAATAACCATATTGATGATGAAAATAGCGAGACCTAATTATTTCAATATTGATATTACAGAAATAGAACCTTGGGAGGAAAAGTTATATTTACCTTGTCAATATAAGGTTTTATATGGTGGTCGTGATTCAGGTAAATCAACTAATATTGCAAAAGCATTACTTCGTCTTTCTTTTGATGGAACAAAAACTATTGTCTGTTGTCGTGAGTATTTTAAAGATATTGGAGTAAGTGTTTATAAACTATTTGTAAAAATAATAGAAAATTCAGTTTATAAAGATTTCTTTAGAGCTAAAACTACTGAAATGTACGGCACTCATATTTTAAATACCATGACTGGTAGTATCATATTGTTTAAAGGTATCCGAGATACAAATTCAGACTCAATAAAATCAGTTGATAGTATTAATTATATATGGCTTGAAGAGGGTGCTTATTTAAGTCGTGAAGCTTGGAATATATTAGACCCAACACTTAGAGAAAGTGGGTGTGAATTCTGGCTTACAATGAACCCTAGATATGAAACTGATCATTTATATCAAGAGTTTATAGAACAAGGTTATAAATATGGTGAAAAGCTGTATTTGAATAAACTATCTTGGCGTAATAATAAATATTTATCAGAAGAGAGCTATGCTCGTATTGTAAGAATGCGTGAACATGATTACGATACGTATATGCACGTATACGAGGGTGAATGTATACGCAATAGTGAAATAAATGTATTTAAAAAAGATTTCTTTAAAGTAACAGAATTTGAAGAACCACAAGGTATATTTCCATATTTTGGTTTGGATTTTGGATGGACTGATGCAAGTGCTGGAATTAGATGTTATATACTTGATGAAAATCTTTATGTAACACATGAGTTTAAAAAATCACATATTAGCGTTGATTTGCTTGGTGAAGAACTTTCAAAAGTATTAAAAGATTATAAAAAGAATGGAAAATATACAATTACTGCTGATAGCTCTAGTCCAGATATTATTGATTTATTAAATAAATATGGTTATCCTTGTAAACCTGCTTTTAAAGGTAAAGGATCAATTGAAGCAGGAATTACTTACATTAAAACTTTCAAAAAATGCTATGTTCATCCTCGTTGTCAGGAATTCCTAAAAGAAGTTTATAATTTAAAATACAAAACTGATAAACATAGCGGTCAGATAAAAGATGAAATTGAGGATAAAAACAATCATTTAGTAGATTGTTTAAGATATAGTCTTGAGGATTGTATGAAGAACAGATACAATGTTGATTTCAAATATAAAAATGTTGTTGATAATACAATCTGGGTATAATTGTGGATACAAATACACTTAGGATATTTTCTTTTTGTGGTGGTGGAACTAAGGGCTATGGTTCCAATCGTTTTATGCAGAAGTTCCTGCATCAGTGGGGAATACCGCAAGCTGATTTCTGGAAATACGCAGATGTTATGTGTGGTACATCTATTGGAGCGATACTTGCTTCTGGTTATTCTTTTGGCAAAACTCAAGATGAAATGGAAGGGTTTTTTACTACTTACGCAAAACGTATATTTACTATCAGAACAGCGGCAGATGTAGCATCTGGTAGTCATAATGCTAGTAGCGATTCAAACAGACCTAATCTAGCTCAAAAAGCTTTCATGTTTGCAACTGATGATGCTTTCTATAAATCAGCTTATGAAGATTCAAATTATGGAAGTAATATACTCCAGCAAGTTCTTGTAGATAATTTTGGCACGAATACTTTAGCTAATCTCAAAACCCCTATTGTAATACCTGCTTATGAAGAAGACATGAGCAGGTATGTGGTATTTTCTAATTTTAATGACCCAGCCTATTTTATTGGGAATAATGAAACCATAGTAAATGTTTGCCGTGCTTCCTCCGCTGCACCTATTTATCTACCTGCTCATGGTTTTAATGGACATTTTTATAGTGATGGAGGTCAATATGCTAATGATGCAATCTTGGCAGCAATAAATTTAGGGTTAACTGTAAAACCTAACGCTACTAGAATTGTTATAGTTGATGATGGCACTGGGATAGGTAACATGAGTTTTGACGGCAGCGGTGGAGCATCAACAGATTTAGAACATTCCTTTGTTAGAGCAGTAAAAATTATGAATGTTGCAATGACAGGAGCGGAAGAGTGGAGCAGATATTATTTAGATTATTTAAGTAATAGGCTTGCTCGTGATGTATATTTTTATAAGTTCCAACCTAAATTTCCCGAGGATTTTCCTAATGAACTTGATAATAGCACGCCTGCTTGGTTTAATCAGCTCGCTAATTTAATTGATACTCATTATGCAAATGAAAGTGATAAAATCTCAAGTATATTAGCTCATTTAACAGCATGAAGTATGATCGTTTATATAATTTTATCTCGCCTGTAACTGGTAAATTACCGATAGATAGAGGTTATACCTTACTTGGTGATAAAGACGGGAGGTCTTTTGTCTCGCCTATTCTAATTGACGTACGCCAAGATATAATAGATTTAAAAAGAAAAATAGGGAATTTTGAAGAGTTAAAAAAACTAGATCATAACCGAATATGGATAGGTGATTATGATAATGAAGCTTATCCT